CATTGGGTTCAGTTGATGTTGGAAGAGGAATGGATTATGCTTGGAAGAAGAGTGGAAGACCATTGAATAAACCAGATATAAAACTTGATAAAATAATACCATTGAAAAATCAAATATATGTAACTGGTAGTCCTGTGGCTGATATCCCACCCGAATATGTAAATGCTTGTCCACCACCCAATGCAATAACTAATCTATTACTCTTTGATTTATTCAAAAAGAGAAATAACACAAATATAGATAAAAGAACATATAGATTACAAGATGAATTGGCATCTAACTATCCAAAATATAAAGAAGAATGGGTGGTGTTACCAAGAGTACCTGGTAAAGTACAACCTACTGGATGGGATAATGCATATGGTACTGATATGTTAGGTTTGAATGGAAAGTATATTTTCAAAAGAAGACAAGTTCTTCGTGATTATGCTGCACTACACGGATATAAATTGGAAGAAGGTTCTAAAATAAGTATGAATGCAGAACAGGTGGTGAGATAAAATGATGTATGTTGATAAAAAAGATTTTGAAAAGAAACCTATAGATAAAATAATAGGTCAAACTATGCAAGTAATAAGTGGAAAGATTACTAAGAAGTATGAATTTAAATATTTGACTGGTCATTATGTTCCAGAAAATATTGGATATCATATTCACATAACAAAAAACAGAGCCACTATTTATATGACTAATCATCAACATAGTGATGACTCTAAAATAATAGTACCTCAAAAAGAAACAACTATTGCACTTGAAAAGTATATGGAGTTGAATCCAGAAAAAGTAGATACCTATCCTATTGAGAATGAGGCAAACCCAACTCAATCTGATTATGATGCTGGTTTTGTGAAGAGAAAATTTGCATATGAGGCTGGTAAGAGAAATCCAGATGTGGTTGAAATATCACCGACATCCGATTTCAGTACTACAAAATATACTACTTTTGAATACGACCATATAATTTCATCTAAATATTTTGATACTCCACTTCCTATAATGGAGGCACAAAATCAAACCGAACTTTTGAATAAGGATAGAATAAATTTGATAGTTAGTGAAGTTCCTAAAATTAGAAATATAACTTCACCAAGTCAATTTTGGAGAGAGATTCCAGCAATGGAAAAAACATTAGAGAGAATTTTTGAAGGTGGAATAGGTGGACATAAAATATCTCAACAAGGTGGTCAAACACCATCAACTGGTGGTTCAACTGGAGGTGGTGGTTCTACAGGTGGTGGTTCTGGCGGTGGTGGATATTAATTTATTGTTTGGTATTTTAGGATAATATTTATAAATAAATTAGGGTTATAATATGATACAAAATGTTTTAGATAAAGGTTTCATTGAAGTTGTGGATTCTCTTGGAGATGACCTAACAGTAGTAAATTCTGCTCGTGTATCATTCGGTAAAAGAAAAAAGAAGTGGGATAAATCGGATGAAAAGTTGGTTAGGTTTTTAGCAAAATATAAACACTATTCACCATTCAGACATTTACAAGTTCAATTTCACATCAAGGCACCAGAGTTCGTTATGAGACAATGGTATAAGCATGTTGTGGGTATTGAGACATCTTCGAGTAGTTCTACGAAAGACCACGCTTGGAATGAGATTAGTGGTCGTTATGTTCCTGTTGAGGACTTTTACACACCAGAAGTGTTTAGACAACAATCAGAAGACAACAAACAGGCAACAGAAGGAGCAGTAAAAGACCAAGATTCTGCAAAACATCATTGGGAACAGGCGATGTTTCACGCTAAAGAACAATATCAGAAGTTGTTGGATATGGGTGTTGGTAAAGAACAAGCAAGAGCTATCCTACCATTGAACCAATACACCGAAGTATATTGGACAGCATCATTTCAGGCAGTAATGAACTTTATAGAACTAAGAAATGAGAAAACCTCACAATGGGAAATTCAAGAATATGCAAAAGTTCTGTTGGAGTTGATGCACAATACATTTCCTAAAATAACAGAAATATGGTCGGAGGCACATAACTGGAAATAATATGTTGGATGTATTTGTATTTGAAAATTTTTATGAAAATCCTGATGAAGTACGAGAGTATGCTCTAAATCAAACTTTTAATATTGAGGGTAATTATCCTGGTTGGAGAACTAAACCAGCCGTACCCGAACAATCTGAAAAACTAAAAAATTTCATACAAGAAAAAATTATAGGAGAAGAAATAACACATTGGCCAGAAGAATACAATACTGCATATCAGTATACCGATAAGGATTGTGTTACTTGGGTTCATCACGATGCAACAGAGTGGGCAGGTGTTGTGTATCTAACTCCAAATGCACCTGTTGATTCAGGAACTTCAATTTACAGATTGAAGGAAACGGGTGTTTACCAATGGAATCCAGATGATGATTCTACGGACTATAACAATGGAGAAGTTCCAAGAGACATTACGAAATGGGAAGAAATTTTGAGTGTAGGAAACATTTATAATCGTTTGGTAATTTACAAAGGTACTTATTATCATAGAAGTAAAATTCCAGGTTTTGGTAATGGTAAAGAAGACGGAAGATTATTTCAAACATTTTTCTTTGATACATAAATTATGGATTATATTTTAACAGGCAAAATACCACAAGAGTGGTCACACGGAGCAAACATATCCGATAATTCTTGGTATTGTTGGAATGAATTATTTTCACCATCACAATGTGATGAGATAATAAGAATTGCAGAAGATGAGTTTCCTTTGATACGAGGAACTATTATGGCTGAAAATGAAGATTTAGGTAAACAAAGTGGATTCAATGCTCAAACAGATAAAGTGTTGCGTGACTCACAAGTTAGGTGGGTTCAACCTACAGATTCTACTACTTGGATTTATGAATGGATATGGAATTCAGTTGTTTCTACAAATCAAGGTAATTGGGATTTTGATATACGAGGGATGGGTGAGGCACTACAATATACTGTTTATGATAGTAATGTAGGAGATGCACATTATGGTTGGCACAGAGACATAGGTGGTAATCAAAATCATAGAAAAATAAGTTTGACTATTCAGTTATCAGATGATAGTGAATATGAAGGCGGACATTTTGAATTGGAAGATATTGGTAAATTTGAAACCTATCGAAATAAGGGAGATGCAATAATGTTTCCCTCAATCTTTAGACATAAGATTCACCCAATAACATACGGAGTAAGAAAGTCATTAGTGGTTTGGATAACAGGCCCAAAAATAAAATAAATGGTTATAGAAAGTCAAGGACAACTTGACAAGGTTATTGAATTAGTAAAAACAAAAAACTTTTTCATACAAGTGTTATGTGACACTATAAAAAAACATCCAAGTGATGATAAAATTAGTGTCATTATGTTATACTTTGATGAATGGTATGTTGTACCATTTGACCATATAGATTGTATAAATCTGTCAGATGCACAACAAGAACAATTCCTTGTCGAATTAGTTTGTTCAAATACAAAAAAATATTGTGTAGATAAGAAGAGATTACTTCATTTGGTAAAGTGTGCAAATCTCATAGACCTAAAAATGTCACGATACCTTTCTGATAATGAAGTCTTGGATGATGAAGATTTTTATACTAATACACAACAAATATTTCACTATGAATGGCGTAATCTAAAAAAGATAAATAATTTATTACCGATAACTAAACTAATAGAATATACTACAAAGATTTATGATTCATACAAATCATATGATAATCATCAAGAATGTTCAGATGTATATCATAATTTGATGTTAGAAAGTTATCAAACAATAGAGAGTAATGGAATACAAACTACAGATGGTATTGTATATTCAGAATATAATCCTTTCACAAGTACAGGTAGACCGAGTAATAGATTTGGTGGTATCAATTTTGCAGCTCTAAATAAAAAAGATGGTAGTAGAAAAAAGTTTATAAGTAGATTTGGACAAAATGGTAAGTTAGTTGAAATGGATTATGATGCATATCACTTGAGGTTGATTGCAAAAATAATAGACTTCGACCTACCTAAAACTTCAGTACACGAATATATGATGAAATTTTATGGTATAGATGATTATGAAGAAGCAAAAAGATTATCCTTTCAATACTTGTATGGTAACATTCCAGAGAACATTATTGATACCAATCCCTTTTTTAAATCCGTACAAGAGTATATAAATTCAAAATGGAGTGAGTATAAAGAACGACAATTTGTTTCTTCAGATATTTATAAACGAAGGCTTTTCGCCAAAAATCTACCAAATATGAACAAAAATAAATTGTTCAATTATTTGATACAATTGAGTGAAACAGAAAACAATCTACAAGTAATTCAAGAGTTGAATAAGTATTTGGAAGACAAAGAATCCAAGTTGGTTTTATACTCATATGATTCTTTTCTAATAGATTTCAATATGAACGATGGTGTAGAGACTTTGAAAGATTGTAAAAGAATAGTTGATAGGGATGGTATTTTTCCTGTCACACTAAAGAGGGGTGATAATTATCACGATATGAAATGATAAAACTAAAACAATTACTAAAAGAAACTTTCATAGGAGATAAATGGTATCCAGCACATACTCAAGAATCATTGAAATGGGTATTGAGTCAAGAAAATGTACCAATCTATCCAAAGACGATAGAGAAACTAATTGGTCAAGTACCAGTTACAGCTTTTCATATGACAGGACCAGAATATATTCCTAAAGTAGCTGGTGTGGTTGGTAAGAAAAAATCTCTTTCTACATTTGACCAAGTTGCTGCAGACTCTCCATTGGCTAAAGGAAAGGGAATACAGACAGGTTCAGGTGGAATTGTATTTCAAGTAGAGGGATTTTTACTGGCAAGAGCACAATCTGATTTGGCAAGTGTTCCAGACAAAACAGGTCGTAGATGGTTGGAGTCTCGTAAAGTATTTGGAGATAGTGAGTTCGTAAGAAGAGCAGCTAAAAAGAATAAAAAATTATATACTCGTGATGAATGGTATGATATGGAACAAGATATTCAAGATGAGATAAAAGATAAAAATCCAGATGCACGGTATATGGAAGTTGTAGAATTGGCTAAGGTGGAAATGAATAAAAAAGCAAACGAACTTATACGAAATTATATTGATTTTACAAATGACTTATTGATGAAAAATAAAAAGAAATTTGTAAAAAATCTTACGAGTGATGAGAGTAAAGTAAATTGGAATTGGAATGAAATCATACTACATAGTGCAAAAATAAAAAGTGCATTTGTAATGAAAAGACTTGAAAAAGATTATTACTTTAAGGAAAATAAAAAACAACTCGAAAAACTAACAAGAGATATAACATATGGAACACCTGGTCAATACAGAAAATGGTATACCGCAAGAAAAGGACAAATAAATGTCAATTAATATTTCATTATATGATTTGGTCAATATAGACGAACTCGTTTATACTAACGACATATCAGAGAAACATCAAAAGAGAATTGATGAGGGAAAGGAATGGCTAAAAACTATCACTCTACCTTATAAAAATCCACCAAAAAATTCAAGTTATGTTACATTGAATGAATTGGAATTTTTACGAGACTTGAGAACAGATGGTAGTGAACTAAAAGAATTTGATAATATCGAAGACAACTTTGGTGATTTATTGGAAGGTTTTGGATTTGATAGAAATAAAGATTATATTGATGACTTGGTACATAAAAGTAGAGGTCCTATATATGTTCTAAAATATCATTATAATAGACCAAGACCATCTCAAGTTGCAGAAGTTAGAGGTATTGATATAAATCAATCTTCTGTGGATTCTGCAAAAACACCAAGTTATCCAAGTGGACATTCAACTCAGGCTTATTTATTGTCCATAAAATTAGCAACAAAATATCCGAGTATTGCTAGTGAATTATATGAGTTGGGAGAAAATATTTCATACTCAAGAGTCTTAGGTAAAGTTCATTATCCAAGTGATTATCAGTATGGTAAAATTTTGGGTGACTCTTTAGCGAGGTCTTTATGATTAGTTTGTATTCACTTATAAATGAAGTGACTTTGAAGAAGTGGAATCATTTTAGACCTTTGAGTTACGATGAGATTAGAGATGAGTATGATGAATTCAAAGAGAATGATAAAACAAAATTTGTAATGCCACGATTGGCAAAAGATTGGGATGATTTCAATGATTCCGTAAAGGTTGCACAAGAGGAAATATTTAGTGTTGAGGAGTTGAAAGAATTGTATAATTCAGATGTTGGAGAGATTCTAACCATTATAAAAGATGGTGGATTATCTGCGGGATTAGATGAGACAAAAAGATTATCTAATCATTATGGTAAGGATTGGAAAAGAATTTACAAGGCATTCAAATCAACACCACCAATGAAATTACCATTACCACTTGTAGTGAGAGATAAAAATAGTGATAATTATTTATTGGCTGGAAATACTCGATTGATGGTATCTGTGTCTTTAGGATATAATATGGGTATCAATGTCATACCTTACAAGTACGAATTTAAGAGTGAGGGATTTTACTTATGAAAAAATTAATGGAACATATAGATTCTCTAATACTAAATTGGGGAGTAGAAGACGGAAAACTATCAAGTCTTGAAGAACTATATGGAGTTTTGATAGACAAGGGATGGGATCATCCATCTGCAACTGCTTACTTGAACAATATACATAAAGTATTTTTGGGTGAGGCACCAGAGGATGATACAAAACCACTAACTGATAAAGATAAAGAAATATTAAAACAAAAAGGACTTGCTTATATCAGAGGAACTAAACCTCCAGAATATGGTAAGAAAAATAATAAAGGTGAAGGAGAAAAACCAGCAGTATTTGTAAATGTTGATGGTAAACTTCAGAAACCAGATGAGGCTGAAAAAGATACTGATTCAAAATCAAAAGATAAAGAAGAGGACGAGACACAGAAGGCAACTCCTGATGATTTTGATGTTGATAAACACCTTGACAATCCACCAGAAAAGAAGAAAAATATTTCAAAAGAGAATCAAAAGAAAGTAAACTTTTTGAAAAAGAAAGTTGAAGAGGCTCGTGATTTATTAGATAAAGACAAACAAGACTTGGTGGACGAATGTATGGATAAGATTGAAACACTATATGATGATGATGCAACTGAAGACGAAAAGAAAGAAGCCGCAGAATGGTTGATGAAAAATGGTAGATTTTCTACTAATGCGATGCCAAAATCTGGTCTAAGAAAAGCTTATTTGAATGGAATCGGTGGAATGAGAAAAATATTATCTGCATCAGGAACTAAGGCTTCAGAAGATTTGGTACAACAGATGGAAAAGTATGTTGATTTAGGTGAACCTTTCAATCCAAGAGCTTTGAAAGATGGATTTAGTGCAGCAGCTAAACCAGACTTGGGTGATGAAAATATAGCAAAACCAGAGGACGATGAGAGTGTAAAGGAATTTCACGAAAGACATCCTATAATGAAAAAAATAAGGTCAGGTTTACACGGATTATATGTTGTAAAAGACAAAGATGGACGGGCTAAAATGCCAAGTAGTCAATACTCAAAAGATTATTTAGAACAAAGTATAAATAATCCAGCACTACAAAATACAATTGACTTTGCAAAAGAACAGGCAGAGGCTGGTAATGTTGATGAGGGAGTTCCAAAGGCGTTAGAAGCACATCAAAAGAGATTACAAAAAATCTTGGAAGAGGTTCCTGTACCAAGTGAAGAGGCAAGAAAAGCAATTGCTGATAGTTACAATCAATTGATGGTTGATTTACATAAGGCAGATTCGGATATTGCTAATTCAATATTGAAACAGATTGCTGAAAATAATTTATATGAACAAGAATTGGCAAATGGTGAAGAAGTATACTTACCATCTGCTGGTAACTTTCCTGCTGGAGATAAAATAAAAGTAAATGGTGGTGAGGTAGTTGCATTGATAAGTTGTAAATGGGGTAAACAAGGTAGAACATATGGATGTCCTGCAAACTCAAAAACTATCTGTGAATTACATCAAGATAAATCAAAACAAAATAATCAAGGACAATATCTTGGAGAAGAAGGTCATACATTATTGATAAATGATGATTTGATAAAGGGTGAGAATAAAAAAGAAACCAAAGAAAAAACCAAAAATTGGATAAAGAAGACACTCCAAGAAGTAGACTTAGGTGACACTTTTACTGAAGAAGAAATAGAAAAAATTGCAGAAATTACTGCAGACTATATGGAAGAGATTGAACGAATTCAAGAACTCACAAAAGACCTAAAACCTGCAAATGTAAAGTGGGAAACTTTTCAACGAGAGATGAAAAAGATTGATGATAAGTTTAGGAAACTTATGGGTGGTGTTATCACAAAGGAACATGCGGCTGCACTTATTGGTGAAAATAATGCTGGTAATCTAATCGAAAGAGGTGGTAAGGTAAAACCAGAAGCTCTATTATCTGCAATTGAAATTGCAAATAACATTAGAACAAATGAAACACTCACCGAGTTAGAACACAACAAACAATTCTATGATGAAAATAACGAACCAAAATTCGTAACATCAAAAGGTACAAATGACCCAAATGATTACTCAATAACATTCAGAACTCGTAGAACCAAAGGTCGTTCAGGTGGTGGATGTCAGTTATCATTTACTGGAGATGGTAAACCTGCAGATGTAGAATTGAAAGATGGTGGTGAGGTTTTAGATTCCGAGACAGGTGAAATAAAGGAAGTCTAATGAAAACTCAACTACTATGTACTTTTGCTGCACCTGATCAGTTAGACCATATTCTGTTTCTAATTTCGGAATGTAGTGATGTTTTGTTTGGTAAAATATTTGTATTGGAAAATGTAAACAATCCAAATCAGTTGATGTGTACATATAACATAGAACAAACTGGTGATTACATTACTGATATGAGAGATACTATTTCACTACATAGAAAGAAACAAACCAATACATTGTACACAATCAATGCGATAAATTGTATAATCAAAGAATTGAACAATGGGGTACTTGATAAAAGATATGTTATTCCTTGGGATAATTATCAAAATTCTTTATTGCTAAATAAGGGACAAGACTCTTATCAAATCATAAAAACAAAAATACACACCGTACATAATTTATAATCGTTTGAGATCTGACCGTCATATATATTATACGATGGTCAAACAAAATAGGTTATACGAAAAGTTTTTTCGATTAATAATATTTTCCGTGATATATATTATTACAAATCAGGTTACTAACTTGATTGGTAATTAACAATTAAACAATAACACTAAATTAGGAGTAAATAATGGACATTGATGCAGTTAGAAAAAGATTGAATCAACTTCAAACAACAAACACTCGGACTTCCAACCTTTGGAAACCAAGTCCTGGTAAACAGGTTATCCGAGTAATTCCTTACAAACACAATAAAGACATTCCTTTCATAGAATTGTTCTTTCACTATGATTTAGGTGGAAAGACTTATCTTTCTCCTATCACTTATGGTCGTCCTGACCCGATTGAAGAGTTTGCAAGTAAACTAAAACAATCAGGCAGTCGTGATGATTTTCGTCTTGGTCGTAAGTTAGAAGCTAAGATGAGAACATTTGCACCAGTAATTGTTCGTGGTGAAGAGAATGAGGGTGTTCGCTTTTGGGGATTCGGTAAAACAGTATATCAAGAATTACTTTCAGTAATTGCCGATCCTGATTATGGTGATATTACAGATCCAGTAAATGGTCGTGATATTTCTGTAGAGTTCCTAACGGCTGAGGAAACAGGTGCTAGTTATCCAAAAACTAACATCAGAGTCAAACCAAATCAGACCGCCATCACAGAAGATGCTCAAAAACTTGAGAGTCTTTTGGAGAATCAATCAGACTTACGAGAGATTTATACAGAACTTTCGTATGATGAATTGACAGATGTATTGAACCAATGGTTACAAGGTACTGAAGAAGAAGAAGCTGAAGAGAAGAAGACTCCAGCTTTAGACACTGCAACTTCTAATGTAAATGTAGAAGATGCGTTTGACGACCTTTTCAATAAGTAAATAACAATAATACTTGGGTGGTATCCTACAGAACCAAGCGATGAGAGGGCTGTGTTTGTATGCCCAACCACCCAAAGTTTTAACATTAGGAGTAATATATGCCTACAAAAGAAGATTTGGCTCAAGTTTTAGCTGAAAATCTAAACAAGAGTTTCAAAGATTACAAAGTTGCTTACTTTTTGGGAGAGGCTTCACAATCACCAACAGATGTAAAAGATTTCATTTCTACAGGTAGTAGTATGTTGGATTTGGCTATTTCAAATAGACAAAATGGTGGAATTGCAGTTGGTAGAATTACTGAAATCAACGGATTGGAATCAAGTGGTAAATCATTACTTGGTGCTCATATATTATCCGAAACTCAGAAGAAAGGTGGAGTCGCAGTTTATATAGATACTGAGACTTCAGTTAGTCAGCAATTTCTTGGGGCTATAGGTGTTGATGTTTCAAAGATGTTGTATTTACATCTCGAAACTGTGGAAGACATCTTTCAGGCTATTGAAGAAATTGTAACTAAAGTTCGTGAGTCCGATAAGGATAGGTTGGTAACTATTCTTATTGATTCATTAGCTGCAGCTTCTACTAAGGTAGAGATGGATGCTGACTTTGATAAAGATGGTTGGGCAACTGCGAAGGCAATCATCATATCAAAGGCAATGAGAAAAATCACACAGATGATTGGTAGACAAAACATAGCCTTGGTATTTACAAACCAACTCAGACAGAAACTCGGAGTTATGTTTGGAGATCCTTGGACAACAAGTGGTGGGAAGGCCTTACCATTTCACGCATCAACTCGTATTCGACTAAAGAATATGGGACAAATCAAGGATAATAAGAAAAATATTCTTGGGATGAAGTGTAGGGCTCAAATAATCAAGAATAGACTTGGCCCACCATTACGACACGCAGACTATGATATGTATTTCGAGAGTGGAATTGACAATCTTGGTGGTTGGTTGACTGTGTTGAAAGACCACAAATTAGTAAAGTCCGCAGGTGCTTGGTATACATTAGTAGATGGAGAAGGTAAAGAACATAAATTTCAATCAAAAGATTGGGACGAACTTATGGAAGATGAAGAGTTGAAATCTTATGTCTATGACCTTATTTGTAATAAAGTAATATTACAATATAAAACAGAAGATATGGGAATCGATGATATTGAATATACAGACGAGATAGTTGGGGACTAATGAAAAAAGAGTATCTATCTATCTTGGAAGAAATCAAGAAGAATGGTGGAAAAGATAATCTTGGTGAATTGAACGATAAGGTTCTAATCATTGATGGGTTGAACACTTTTATAAGATGTTTTAGTGCGATACCAACAACAAATGATGATGGAGAACACATCGGTGGTTTATCAGGATTTCTCAAATCAATAGGTTATGTCGTGAGTATGGTCAGACCCACACGAGCTATCGTGGTATTCGATGGTAAAGGTGGGTCTACCAGAAGAAGAAAACTCTATCCTGAATATAAACAAGGTAGGAAAATGTCAGAAAGACTAAATCGTGCCGATGGATTATTCAATGAGAAGAATGATGAACGATTTTCTATGATGAAACAACTGAGAAGAGTTGTTGAGTATCTTGAGTATCTTCCTGTATTGACATATTCTGTTGATGGAATTGAGGCTGATGATACCATTGGTTATCTAACTAAACAATGTCTCAAAGAATCTGAAGTCATTATAATGTCTACTGATAAAGACTTTCTTCAATTGGTTAGTGATAGGGTGAGTGTTTATTCACCAACAAAGAAAAAATTCTACAAACCACCACAAGTATTAGAAGAATATGGTGTTAGTTCAAAGAATCTTTTATACTATAGAATTATAGAAGGAGATAAAAGTGACAACATAAAAGGTGTTCGTGGAATTGGTGGAAAGACAATACAGAAATGGGAAGTTTTATCAAAAGATAAAATGATTTCAATGGATGAGTTGATTAGTTTAGATAAAAGACTTTCAGACTCTTCAAACACATTAGATATAAATTACAAATTGATGCAGTTACACGATGTAAATATAAGTGGAACTACAAAAATAAACATATTGGATAGGTTAGATGAACCACCTACAGAACTGAAAAAGGTGAAGTTTCAGAAACTATTCTTAGAGGATAAACTATATGGTGCAATTCCAAATATTGATAGTTGGTTGAATTCAACTTGGAGTATGATAAATCACATAGTAAAGAACACAAATGGGAAGAAAGAAAATTTATAACACGGAAGAAGAAAAGCGACAGGCTCAAAGAAAATGGCAAGCCGAATACTATCTTCGTAATAAAGAATCGATTAAGAAGAAAGCTCGTGATAGATATAGATTGAAGAAGTCAAAGGAAATCCGTGAAAGAAGAAACAAAGAACTATATGGAGAGTAAAATATGGCAGATAGTCTAAACGATTATGGACCAACTTTTCAAACTAAAATACTATCGTCATTATTGACAGACAAGGTATTTATATCTACTATTATCGACATCATAGAAGTAGATTATTTTCAATCAGATGCAAACAAATGGATTGTGAAAACAATCGAAAAATATTTTATGGAGTATAAGACTCCACCATCACTTGATGCACTCAAAGTAGAATTGAAGAAACTAAAGAATGATGTTCTTCAAGTTGCTGTAGTTGAGGCTTTGAAATCGGCTTGGACTCATAGAGAGTCTGATGATTTAGATTATGTAAAGGATGAAATATTAGATTTTTGTAAAAATCAAAAACTAAAAAAGGCTATATTAGAATCAGTTGATTTGTTAGAAAATAAAGATTATGATGGTATAAAAATGGTAGTAGATACGG